TCGTGTGTTGGCGATGAGCAATGTGCTCGGCGATTTCAGCGATCGCCGAGTGGCACTGAGTTGGTGCGTGGCCAAAAATCTCCAACGGCACGATCTTGCCGCTAGCATCGCCATGCTGGATCAGCAACATTCGACTGTTGAACAAGACTGCGAAGCAAGAAAAAAATTGGCACTGCACAGCTCACAACCGCAGTTTCGCGATCGAGTACTGACCAAACTGCAGGCCAAAAATCTTTATCGTGCACAGATCAACAACCAGTTAGAAAAATGTATCTCACTGACTAAATACTTACAACTTAGAGGATTCCAAAATGAAACTGCAAGAACTCGCTGCGTCTGATCCAGTGTGCCATGCTACCAAGGTATTTGAAAATCACTTTGGGACTCGTATCGCATTTGACCAGCTGACGCTGCGCCAGGCCTGCCAGATGTTAGATCGCGTGCGGGGTCTCATGCAAGAACACAAACAAACTGTGATTCATCATTTTCGTGAGCAGGACCCGGCATATCTCAAGTTGGTAGTGATGGAAACTGCGTTGGCCAGTCGAGTCCGTGAAGAAATGGTACCTACCACAGGTGCGGCTACCTCTGCCCAATCATCAGGTTCGGCCGCAGCCAAGCCTGCTGCTGCCAAGCCTGCGGTCAACGTCAAGGATCCCAAATTGGCTGCTGCGCTCAAGAAGAGCCAGAGTGGTCAAACCCTCAGCCCCGACGAACAAAAACTCGTGGTCAGTGCTGCGTTGATGCAACAAGAAAACCGCCTGCGCAGTGCCTATCGCACTCTCAACGAAAGCGAAGTGCAGCAAGCACAGGTAGTGCTGGCCGCTCAGGACATGGTAGACAAGATGCAAGGCATGCTGGAGGACACCACTGAGATGCAGTTCAAAGAATTACCGGCCTTGGTAGATTCTATACGTAACCAAACCGGCATGGATCAGGCCAATCAATTCAATACCGATGCCACTGCGGCACTGACTGGTCTAGTAAAAAACCTACAGGCTGCCAAACAACAGTTGGAAGTGGCCTTGGGGATTGTCACAGGACAACAGCCAGCGACGCCGACCTTGGACGCAGCCATGGACGCCGGCAACACCAACATGTCCATGCCTCCTGACAACAGCATGGACCTTGCTGTGGACACTGATCTGGACACGGAAGAGCCTGCTGACGGAAAGTCCATGGGCACCAAAGGCACGCTGGGTCGAGCTCGCAGATAAACATGCTCATACTGGAAGTCGATTTCGGCATGGATCCCGAAACGGCCAAGTTACTGGGTCTGGTTGAATTTTTGGCAGGGCGTGCCCAAGATACTGCAACCAAAAAACACATAAGTCAGATAGCGTTTATAAACATGGCTCGGCAGCTGGGTATCAACGTCACTGCCTCGAATCTTGGTGACATGATATCTCGGCCACCTCTCAGCAATGTGTTGGAACCGTTGAATCCTGCGTCAGGAGTCGTGGTATTCAAAGGCGGCGAATCCACCGATGTCAAAATGCCGGTGGACAAGGCCCGGGATATTGTGTCACGCATGGCCAAGCGGGCCTCTAAAAAAGGAGATTGATATGTCGTGGTTATTTTGGTTGATCGTTGGTATCGTTGCAGGATGGCATTGGCCACAACCTCCCTGGGCCAGGCCCTGGACTGATCGTCTCAAGACGCTCTGGCAAAAATAAAACAAACACGATTCCGAGTCGGGTTTTGATGCTCAACACACAGAGCATGGGCATCATAAATATCCATGCTCAAATCCCCTTGACAACTCATGACAAGTTGTTTACTATTTGGTATAGGAGAATACGATGGCATATTCAGAAAAAGTCATTGATCATTATGAGAATCCCCGAAACGTGGGCACGTTTGACACGGACGAAGCAGGAGTAGGAACCGGCATGGTAGGTGCGCCGGCCTGCGGCGATGTCATGAAACTGCAGATCAAAGTAGAGGATGGAGTAATCACTGATGCGAAATTCAAGACCTATGGCTGCGGCTCGGCTATCGCAAGTTCATCACTCGTTACGGAGTGGGTCAAAGGTAAGACTCTGGACCAAGCAGCAACTATCAAGAATACTGAAATCGCCGAACATCTTGCACTCCCTCCAGTTAAAATACATTGCTCGATTCTTGCCGAAGACGCGATCCGAGCTGCTATAACCGATTATCGAAAAAAACATTAATGATTTCTTTAACTGAAACAGCCGCTGCAAAGGTCAGAGAATCCCTGGATAAAAGAGGTAAAGGTCTAGGTATCTTGGTTGGAGTAAGAACCACTGGCTGCTCTGGCCTGGCATACACTCTGGAGTATGTGGACCACTCACCCACCACCTGTGACCATTTTCATTATGAAAGTCATGGAGTTTCAGTCTGGGCCGATGGTAAAAGCCTGGTGTACCTCCAGGGCCTGACCATGGACTGGACTAAAAAGGGATTAAATGAAGGGTTTGAGTTTATTAACCCCAATGAAAGTGCCAGATGTGGCTGTGGAGAAAGTTTTTCCGTTTGATCGCCACAAAATTTGATTATCAGGCACTAACTCGAGAAACAGTCAACGGGCAGCGCCTATACGCTACTCCCACTGGCGATCGATTGCCCTCGGTCACTACCATTCTTGATCGCACACAACCCGAGAAAAAACGCCAAGCCTTGCAAGCCTGGCGCGATCGCGTGGGTCATGCACAGGCACAGGCCATAACCACAGAAGCAGCCAATCGCGGCACTCGCATGCACACCTATCTCGAGCACTATGTTCGCAACGGTGCCATGAAAGAGCGAGGACCAAATCCGTTTTCGTGGCCCAGCCACGACATGGCACAGACCGTGATAGAACACGGACTCAGTCAAGTCACAGAATATTGGGGCATAGAAGTTCCTTTGTATTTTCCTCGGGTTTACGCAGGTACCACTGATTGCGTGGGTCTGCACCAAGGCACACCGGCCATCATGGATTTTAAACAAAGCAATCGTCCCAAGCGCGAGGAATGGATCGACGATTACAAACTGCAACTGGCGGCCTATGCCGAAGCGCACAACGAAATCCATGGCACACACATACAACGCGGAGTGATCCTGATGTGTGTAAAGCCCACAGAAACTCAATCAGGAGTTTACAGCACCCCGCCTCAGTATCAGCAGTGGGTAATTGAAGGTGCCGAATTTCAACACTGGACTCGGGCCTGGTGGAAAAGAGTCGAACAATACTACATACTAAATATGTGATCGTTCAAGGAACACCATTGTGGCAATAGTACAAGTAAGTAGAATCACCCAACGCAAAGGTCTAGAGGAAGACCTTCCACAACCGTTGGCCGGCGCAGAGCTTGGCTGGGCTGTGGATCAGCGCCGTCTCTACATCGGCAACGGTACTCTGGCCGAAGGTGCCCCGGTGGTCGGAAATACCGAAATTCTCACGGAATTTTCTGACCTGTTGGCATTTACCACGGCCTATACCTACCGAGGCGATGCAGCAGGGTACACAGCGCAAACTGGACCCACCCCGGGCACGCCAATCAGCCAGAGTCTACAGAGTCGGCTGGATAGTTATGCCATCGTGACCGATTTTGGTGCGCGCGGCGATGGGGCTACAGATGACACCGCAGCCATTAATCGCGCACTGTTCCAGTTATACTGTGTGCAATCCAACACTCAGATTCGTCGCAGTTTGTTTTTTCCGGCCGGAACCTACAAGATTTCCAATACTCTGTTGATTCCGCCCTATGCCAAACTCTACGGCGAAGGCGCTAGCAGTTCTATCATCAGTTTTGAAGTCGTTCTTTGGGCTGCCAACACTGCCTACGCAGGAGGTGTGCTGGTAGCTGACGAGCTGGACAACTATTATCGTAGCACGTCGCCGGTCCCGGCCACTGGAATCTTGCTCAACGATACAGAGTACTGGTCGCCGGTTTCATTGCCGGAATATGTGGTTCGCACCACAGACAGCAAACAACAGACCGGGGTCAACATCGGTCTGGCCGGTGCCACTTATCCTACCAATGTGGAAATTTCTAGCATGGCACTGCGCACTGCGACCAGTGGAAACGACTCGTCGGTTTCTCATAACATATGTTTGCTGGAACAGATCGATCAGATTTATCTGGACAGTGTGGATTTTCAAGGCCCGCTGGATCAGTCATCGCTTGGCACTGCTACCGAAGATCTAGCTGCGGTGCGTTTTTCGAGCACATCTGCTCGTACTTGCCGACAGGTCATTCTTGACAAGTGTCGATTTGTCGGAGTCACTTATGCGATCAACACCGATCAGGCCACACACGGTGTCACAGTGAGCAACGGTCAGTTTGATACTCTATACCAGGGCATAGTGCTGGGTGACGCGGCTCCGGTCAACGGCGGCCCCACTGGATTCCGGATCGTACAAAACATTTTTGACAACATCTATGAGGAAGGCGTGATTATTGAAAATTGTTCGTTCAATGCCACGGCCTACAACACATTTTACGATGTGGGCAACCATTTCTTTGGCAATGCCAATCCTGCCACACCGATAATCTCTATCAATGCCAATGACAACATCAGCCTGGGCGACACTTTCCAGCGCACAGTCGCACAAACACAGATAAGTCCAGGATACCCCAGGATCTATCTGTTTGATGTGACGATTCCTACCAGCATCGTTACATCGGGCGGGCAGTACATACAGATGGGGTCCTATGTACGAGAATCCGGACAGCAAGCAACAATAACAGATGGAGCCACGGATCAGACACTGTTTGCAGTATCATTGGACAGATCAGTGGCCAATGGTGGGTTCCTGGCTTTCCGTATGGATTATACCATAACTCGAACCATTGGAGAGCTAGGCTGCGTACGCACCGGAACACTCACATCAGTGGGCGGCAGTGCAGATGACAGTTCTCTGGCGGTGGCAACCTACAGCGACGATTATGTTGAGAATTTGGACCCACAGGTACAACTATCAGTTTCTGAATCATATGATCCGATCGCAGGAAATGTGACAACAGTTTTCTACAGTGCATCGTCGACTGGAACCAGTGGTATTATCTACTACAGTTTAAACCATCTGGCCTGATGTGGCACACTGATTTCACGTCCAGACTCACGGACTGGGCACAACTACGTGCCACGGTCTTAGATCTTGAGTTAGAATCCTGTCTCGCCCGTGTGAATCACTGGTGGTTCCGGGCCCCGTGGACCACCTACTACCTACACTGGGACGATCGGCGGGAATGGCCAAATCCCTGGCAACTATTGCAGGACAACATATATTGCAATGTTGCTAGAGGCTTGGGAATCATGTATACTCTAGCAATGTTAGAAAGAAATGACATCGTGGATGCGAAATTGGTTGAAGTGGGTGCGGACAATTTAGTCCTGCTGCATAAAGAAAAATATGCACTTAATTGGGAAGCAGATACCATCGTAAATATCTGCCCAGATCGTCCGACCACTAAACGCAGTGTCACCCAACAAGATATTGTCAAACGCATTACCTAAGGAAAAAATGAAAAACATAACTGTTGTCAAACGCAGCGGGCAACG